TTATTGGATTCTTGTGTGAAAAATCTTCATCCTCTGATCGTCTGCAATCATGTTCTCGGCGTAAGATACGGGATATTCCTGTATAATACCAAAATGATCATATTCCGGCCATTCACCTGCAAGAGCCGCCGAGAAATCGATGTATCTGACCGTATCGCCGATCATAAATTGCAAACCGATATGACAGATACCGCCCGATTCAAACCCCCATGTGGACGGCCAGTATGCAATATGGTCATATAAAATGTCCTCGGGAATCTCAATCGTGCATTTCCGATACGGAATCAGTGCATCGGGGGCATCTGCGCGGCACGGCTCTGCCAGATACAGCGCAACCCCATGCGGCTCTGTTGGGTCAGAACCTGCAAACATATAATACCCATGATCCAGATAAGCAATCAAACACAGATCAAAGGTATTCGGCAAAAATTCCGTATCAAACCGAATTCCCTGCTCCGCAGACCATGCCTGTAACCATTCTGCGATCTCCGCTTTTTCCCATGCAGCTGCTTCGGCGATCGGCTCGTTCGGTACATCAGCTATTCCGCAAACGGTTTTCTCCGGTACGGTATGCAGCGGCGCAGCGGAGACGCGAGTGGCGTTCTGTTCAAATAAAGTACAGGAACAGAGAAGCACTGCAGGTATCACAAACGCGAATCGTTTCATTTGGATGTGTTATCCTTTCTGCGTTTACAAGTTATGTAATAGTAAATAATATTATATATTACCCTTTACCAAAAAGCAAGCGCAAAAAGGATTTTTCACCGAAATGTTACATCGCTCACGCGCCAAACGGCTTCAGAATCCCGCACAGCGAAGCATCCCCGCGTGTATCCGTGACCATATCGTCGGTCAGCGCAGTTGTCCCTGCCGGAATGTCCACCACGCAGGTGACAAGATCATAGATGCCGCCCGAGCGCATCGGCAGAACCGCACTGTCCTCGGTCGAAATCAGAAATTCGCCCTGTCGGGTGCAGTCGCGCCAAAGAACCTTGATGCTGCCGTCATTGAGATCCAGACGCAGAATGCGCGCGGCAGTACGGTCAGACTGCGGAACCGCAAAGGTACGCGTTTCCTGCGCTTTGTCGTAGGCAAAATACCCCTCGATAAAGCACGCGCCCGGCAAGGTGACAACCTTCATTGTCCCGTCCGTCACAACAGGCGCAAAGCTGTCGTTGTTTTCATTTTTGACAATTCCCGTGCGAAACAGTGCGGAAAGCATCGCCGCCAGGAATTCCGCATCTACCGCTTTATCCCCGCGCAAAAGTCCCGACTCCGTCGTTTCCACGGTCGTGGAATTGAAAATACCGCTTTTCAAACTCATAGATTATTCCCGTTTCCCCGACGCAGACATTCTGTCGGGGTCCTTTCTATATGAATTGTGTATCGTTACACTATTGTATGTTTATCGTTTCACATCACCGATCAACGCCGACAAGATCCCCAACCCGGCTGCGAATCCACATGCGCAGATCGGGATATGCCGTACCAAACCGCGGCTCCACACGAACCCGGCTTCCCTCATAAATGTAAGTCACCTCTGTAACACGCTCCGACCAGAGCATCCCCAGTCCGTCACTGACAATGTCACAAAGATCCCCAAGCGCGTAATGGACACCGCAGATCATTGAGGACGAAAATACACCGCCAACCGGCGCAAGCGCATTGCCCCACGCCGGTACACGTTCGGCTCCCGCATCTGTGCCGTCCTCCTCCGTGTAAACCGCCGCCGATCCGCTGACGCGCATCACCGCCGCGTGCTGTGCGAGGCGCTGTCTGCCGCGCGCCAGCAGCAGATTCCGGTATGTCTCCTCGCTCATCTGCTCCTCACCGTCAGATGACCGCAGATCGCGTGCGTCGACATACAGCTCCCGCCGCGGTTCCCGCTCGTCCTGCCGCAGATCAAGCGTCACCATCACACGTGCATCTCCTTCGCCCTCCCCGGCAATCCATGCAAAATTCCGACAGTCCGTGTTGTCGGAGAGAAAGTCAAACTCGCCGGCTGAGGAAAACGATGCAGAAAATACGGCAAAGCTGTTCTCCTCCTGTGCCTGTGTCCGATCCAGCCCGCGATAGACAGAAAAGACCAGAACACCGGCATCGTGATCCGGAACAATGCGATAAGACGCACCGCAGCTTCCCAGCGTCTCATACAGCCATTCATCCAGTTGTCTGCCATTCACACGGTCTTCCACCGTTAAAGGAAGACCATCCGTGCCGACAAACGGCTCCGATGCCCGTACCACAAGACACGGAATGGCACGTTCCCCGGCTTCCTCCGCCGCATTTGCCGCGACAACCGCTTCCACCGCCGCACACAACGGTCCGGAAACGACCGTTCCGCGCGAAATGATGCGATCCGCAAGCAAGGATTCCGCCATACGCCCGGAAACAGTCATCGTACCGCCGCCCTCCCCGCCGGTAAAGGTCACCTTTTCAATGCGTCCAAGACACTGCCTTGCACGCACCTCCAGGTATGCAGAAGCAAGCGCCGCCGCAAAAACCTCCTGCCGCATCGGAAGCACCAGCGTAAAGCTGCCGCAGGTATCGTACCGCTCACTCCAGACAAGTGAGATGAAATCATCGATCGGACCGAGCGTTACGGAAAGCGACCGATCCAGAAAATAAAGCTCTGTCATAACAATTACCCTATCATGCACCGAAATAGCGATTCCGATACGAAATTACAGTATCAGGCGGTTCCGGCATCGCATCGGAGGAAATGCGAAGCGTATTTTTTCCGCGCAAAAGCGGAAAGAAGGAACTGCCACGGTCAAACCGCAGACAGTTTTCACCGTTTTTCAATACATACTTTGCGCCGGGAACCGTTGAAATCACCAGCGTATCATCAACCGCCAGCGTCGTCAGAATGCGGATATACGCACCGTCCTCCTCGCGCGTAATCACAGGATTGGCAATTCCCGCTGTGCCGCCGCTGTCAACCGCCCGCAAACACAGAAGAAATCCGGTCGGTGCATCGCCCAGGTTCCAGACCGTGACCGTATCGTCATGCCGGATCAGCCCGGACACCACCCCCGTATCCTCTGTTACCGTCAGCGGAAAGGAAAACAACGGTGAGGCCACACGGGAAGCAGCAGTTTCCGTCACATCCGAGAAAAAATACGGATCGGGACAGTACAGCGGTACCTTGACACGAATGTATGAAGACAGTGTTTCCTGCGTCATTGTCATCCGTCCGGACAGCATACACGCCGCCGAGCGTGACACCGTCTTTCCGTCCGCACCTTGTCGGATAACCGTCAGTGTACCGTCTGCCATCGGATCAAAAAAGGACAAAAGCTCGGCACGGTACTTCTCTCGGTTATCATAATCGGCAATCTCAAATGTCAGTGTCAGATCGCGTCCGGACAGATGACGCGACAGTACCAGCGCACCGTCCAGCTGCGCATGTTCCATACAATCCGTCACTGCTTCCGCCGCTTCTCCGCCCGAAAATCCAGATGACAGCAAGCGGTACGGAGAGGATGCACCGCCGATGGTAATCATGCGCTCACCTAACCGAAGACGCAGAATCAGATCCTGTTTATGTTCCATACAGCATCTCCTCCATTGTTTTCTGAATTTCCTGTGCGTGTTGATACGGCGTCTGTACCGGCTTCTGGAAAATAAAGGTATTTCCGCCAATCGCAGGTGCCGACCGACTGCGCCCACCGGATGAAGTCTCACTTCCTGTCTGTCCTCCCCGGACTGCCGCAGAAGATAACGGCACCACAGCGCCGCGCAAAAGCGTTCCCGCTGCTGACACGGGAATCTGTACACCGGCTGCCGCATCATTGGCAAGTGTCTGTGCCGCCGATGCAATCTGTTCCCGACAGTCGAGCATACCGCCCGCAATACCGGCACCGATCTGTCTGCCGACCTCATCACGCATGACACGGGACGGCGACTGAATACCGAGTGCATTCTTCAGTGTGGACAGCATGTTGTTTGCCACCGCACGCAGTGTGTTCCAGAGGGAAGATGCCGTTCCCTGAATGCCGCGGATGATACCCGAGATCACATTGGAGCCGATCCCGGTAAACCGGCTCATGTCCGACGAAACTGCATTTGCCGCCGCATTTATCGCCGAGCGCAGGGCGTTTCCGATGCGCGTACCGCCGCCGCTGATCCCCGTTGAGAGCGACCCGATCAACCGCGACGCAAATGAGGGAATCCAGCCGGTCATCGCATTTCCTTCCTTCTGGGCCTGTGTACGGATCAGCGTAAACTGTCGAGCGGCATATGTTTTCAAGTCATTCAGCGCGGTTTTCATCTCTGCAATCCCGCGCGTCACAGCCGCCGTGTCCATCTCCGCACGGATCAAAACCTGCCCATCTGCATTCTGCATATCGTAATTCCTCCTGTTCATTGTTTTTCATCATGTCCAAAAGAGTCATCGGAGGGAATCCGCCGTATTCATCGCCGCATTCCGTCACCGATATCCGATCCTCCTGTCCTGCCGCCCGGGTTCTGTCTCCGGTTTTTCCCTGTTTTGCAAACGAACAACAGACAACATCCCCGGTCTGGTCCAGGTACAGCCGATGCAGGGTATCGGCATCCGGAATGCGGACCGCCAGCTTCTGCGCCGCAAGAGCCGCACGGGCTTCCCCGTCCTCAGCGGAATCGGTCGGCGCGGCGCGAAGCGCCATCGTCCTGCTCAGCATACATTCCTCCGGCAGAGCCGCAAACAGTGCATCAAACTGCCAGAGATGCAGCTTCACCGTCAATAAATCCATCTGATAGGCCTCCAAAAACGCCGCATACAGTGCAGGCATGTCCCAGAGATAGGAAAACACCGCATCTGCCGCATCCGGAACCGCAATTCCCGGTACACCTTCGCCGCAAAGCCGCCGCAGAATCCGCTCCTGTGTCATTCTGCCGTCCAGAAGATACCACAGCACCGCACATAACATCGGCGTTTCCAGACCGACCGCCGGTGCCGCATCCAAAAACAGCAGCCGACGGATCCCCTCAAGCAGCTGCCCCTGCCGCACCTGATAATACGGCTCCCAGAACATCTGCCGGACACGAAGCCCCACACGGAAATCCGAATCAATCGGATAGCGTCTGCCGCCAATGACCAGACCGTCCGGCATCTCCCAGAACGGCAGTCCCATCAGCGTACCTCCATCATCCGTCCGGAACCGTCAGACGCAGTCTCCCCGACCGTCATCTCACCCAGATAAATCTGACGCATCATGCGGTCACAGCGTTCCTCTTCCTCAACACAACTGCGCAGATACGCCGCCCAGCGATCAAAAGCACGCCCCGCACGTCCGACACTCGGCTCCTCACCGACAATCTCCGCAGAACGTCCTGGAAACAGTGTCTCAAAGAAATCATGATACATGCGGAAAATCGTGCGCATCTGCTCCGATGCCGACATTGCCGCCCCATCCGCCGCAGTCATTTCGTTGTTCTGCGTACACAGAAGTGAAAACGCACGCTCCAGACGGCGCAGATCATCCGCATTTGTCACGTCAAATGCAAAGCGTTTGTCGCCAATCACAAACGGTTTCATCCCAACCCCTCCTATTCCTTTCTCACATACGATTTAATGTTTATCGATACACAAATATATGTGTATCGATTTACTTTTCATGGAACTGCTTAGAGGCCACATCAAATGTGCCTCTTTTTGCATCTCCGCGCGCTTTGAGCGTACCGGAACAGATCAACGCTTCCGTACCCGCACCCAGCTTGGCAGGACAAACCGTGTATTCACGGCAAACGGCTTCGACACAGCCGTCCTCTGCCGGCTTATGCAGAAATGCCGTCACCACCGTCACAGCCGCCGCATCGCCGACCGCCTCGGAAAGCATGATTTCCATCAGCGCCGCCTGCACCTCATCTGCATCGAATACATCAAACGCATACGTCACACTCGGTGCAAACCCGACCAGATCGGTACGCTCCGCTGATTCATGAATGTACTGACGGGAATATTCCTTCGGATTCTTGTTTTCCGTAAAATCGGTAAATCCTTCCCCGATCTCGCGGTACACGCCGTTCACCAGAAGATAGGAACGCATGTCACTTCTTGTTACCAGACCCATGTCCAATTTCTCCTTTTCAATTATCATTAAATTCCACAGAACAGCGCAGCTCCCAGACCGCACCGTCTCCGGTCAGCCGCAAACGCGCCGGATGTGCCGCAGGACGAATCACATAGACCCGTTCCCCATCCACATACCGCGCACCGGCTTTCTGTATATACGCCGCAAGTGCGCCGAAAAATGCCGCAGTTTCACGCCGCTTCTGTGCATCGTCATCACGTACACGCCCCGTCACCGTACACGCACCGCGCAGCGTACCGCCGCCGTTGATGTACCGACGCACCCGCGTCAGCGTTGGCTCCATCGTAAACACAGCCGCCATTTCAGCCGTCGTACTGTCCGCACCGCAGCCAAAGCCGCCCATCTCTCCGCGCACCTCCGGCACTTCTGCCTCGTAGCCCAGAGAATGTGCCGCATCAAAGCCCGTAAATGCAGCAAAAAATCGATACAGTGCACCGCTCACCGCAGCATCCGCCGTCTGTGTCGTATATTCCGCTTCCTGACCCGTCATCCGCTCTCACCTCCGTTATGAACCGAATCCCATCCGTACCGCACCGCGTACAGCTTCCAACCAGGCATCGCAGCAGGTACCACAGGCACCTTCAAACCACCGTGCTCTCGCATGAGCATGATGCTCTGTTTTATAGCGAACGCCGCGGCTGTCCCCGTAGTATACCGCAGATGCATACGGTGCCGACCAGATCACATCACAGCCGATCTGTCCCTCCGCATCCAGAACCGCACCGCGTGTCACACTGCGGCAAAGTGTACCCGTGTCATACGGAACATAGACCATACAGTCATCCCGGATCGCATCACCGAGCACACCGACCGCAAACGAAAACGCATCATGACAGCGTGCTGCAATCGCCGCATCATCCAGTACCGTTTCAATTACAAATCCTGTCATCCGATCCTCCTGTATGTATAACGTTAAACATTATTGTTCATCGTTACACAATCGCCGTTACTGTAAACTGCACCCATTCAACCATCGTCCCGCAGCGCAACCGCGGCGGGCGGATGACTTCATGAAAACAGTATACCTCAGCCCCGGACCGCTGTGCGGAGGCAGGGGATTCACAGAATGTGAAATCCCCCGGCGCAATACAGTCGTGTCCAACCGACGGCGTCACCGGTATCAGATGCTCCGTCGGAAACAGAAATCCCTGCAATTCCGCCACTCCATGCCGCGTCATCCGTACCTCGGATACCCTCTCCGCACGCACCACCGCTGCATCATACAGAACGGGATGCCAAACCGCACCGCCGCCCTCATCCTCCGCCAGAAAATGCCAGACCGTGACAGGTGCTGAGATCTCATTTGCCAGATTCAGATCCAAAGCGAGATCACTCCTCCCACACGCAAAACCGAAATCATCATCGGACTGACCTCCAGTCCGAACAGACGGATCTTCTCACCGTCTCCTGCAGCACTGCGTTCAATGGAATACCCGCCGAAACTTTCCTTCTGCGGAAGCGTGTCAAAGCAAGCTCCCAGCGAGCCGCGCTGGCGCATAAACCAGATCTGCCAGTGAACTGCTTCTCTTACCGCGCCGTTGCCGGCATCCACCGCGCGTCCCGCCAGAAAGTCCACCATACAGGAAGCAATCCTGTCATACCGCGCAAACTCACCCGGCGGAATCATATCCTCATGATCGGCGACATAGGTTTCATAATCACCATAGCCGCTCTTTCCCGCCGCCGTCATATCAGCCAAGACAGCGTACCGCCAGTTCGGGATAGATGGTCTTGTACGCATAGAGAACGTCCATGGACAGCATCTCGCGCTTGTACTTCATATCGTAGCCGCGAACGACACGCAGGGAGATACCGTCAAAGGAGGTGACATACGATTCAACACCAGCCGGTTCGGACAACGGACGGGTAACAAACGCGAAGGCAGACGGATGGAATGCCAGGTTCGCTGTATGGGAACCGATCAGCGTAACCGCAGTGCCGGCAGTCAGTGCGGGAAGTGCGGGGGTCACCTTAACACCGCTGATCGTATTGGAAGCTGCAGCCGCTGTATCCTCGACGACTGTATAGTTCTTGCCGCCGATCTGCATCAGATCACCGGCCTTGAGATAACCGGTCAGTGTCGTACCGGTAAGATCGAGTGTCTGCGCACCCTCTGCCGCCTTGCTCTTGACAGTAACGCCATCCGCAGCAGTGATACCGGTTTCGTGCTTGACAACCGCCTGGCTCATGTAGTTGTCAATGCCGAAGACACGGCCGAGCGCACCTTCGCGGAGTGCATCGGTAGAGCCGCTCTTTTCCGCATTGACCAGTGCCGGAACCGTTGCAAAAGCCGTATCCGCCGCCGTATCCCAGACCGCATAGCGTGGTGCCTGCGGAACCAGTGCATCATTGAGCGCACCGCGAACCGCCGCCAGATCCGACAGCTCGGAGGGTGTCTTGCCAGCAGTACCGACCGTTGCCGCAATATCGCGGTACAGCGCCAGACCGTCTGCATTCAGCTTTTCTGCCAGTGCAATCGCCGCCGGCTCGATGAACAGACGGTCAATCGAGTCGAAATTCAGAGCCGCATCGAGCGCGGAAACCTCAATGTCGACAGAGGCAATCTTGTCGAGCTTTACCTCAACAGAGCCTTCCTCCAACTCCTGTGTCTGTGTGCCGGCGTCAGGATCAAAGTCGCGTGCGATGTAGTTGACCGGCTTGCGGACCTGCACCGTATCCCCCTGCTTTGCTGCCAGCGCATCGGAAAAATCGCTGTGAACCAGACGCGGGAATACCAGGTTGTTCATCAGATGCGGCAGAGCCGTACGCGCAATGTCGCGCAGTGTAACAATAGAATTTGCCATTTGAATGTTCCTCTCTTTCTTTTCTGTAAGGTTATTATAATACCGTCAGACAGCCTTCGTGTGCGGCAGGTCACACATCGTCAACTCCGCGCATTCCATGCGCCGTGGTCATGACGCCGCACACCCGAACTTGGCTGACCGGGTATCTTCACATCATCTGCGGCTGTTTCGTTTGCGTCCGAGAACAGCACGGTAATAGGACACATCGTCCATTTGTGACGGATCCTGCTGCGCAATGACACCCAGACGCATCGGCGCAGTTGTACCGCGGCTGCGCATACCGCCGCCATCCGCCGCACCGCCCGTCTCCTCTTTCACCGCATCTGCAAACAGATACGATTTTTCGCGGCGCAGTGTCTCGATTTTCTCCCTGACCGCAGATACATCGGGAACACCGTCCTCGCCAAAGGAAATATCTCCCTGTTCCACATCAATCAAACGACTGAGAAGCGCAGGATCTTTCGCACCCGATGCAGCATACAGCTGTTCCAGCGCATATGCAGACCGCATTTTCGCCAGCGCCGCACGGTGTTCCTCCATTGCCGCATCGGCAGTGTCGTCCGATGCGGCAATCTGTGTGATTTGTTCTTCCATAGTGTTGTCCTTTCATGATATCCAGTTACAATGCAGCGGCATCCGTACTGCTCAGCGTCCCGACAGTCGCCCTTGCATATTCCTCGGAATCACCGTAATACTTCATACGGTACTCCCATGGTGCAAGAATCCCCGCTCTCACCTCGGAAAGGTCGCGTTCGCGCTCTGCTGCCGGATCGATAAAGAAACTGTCGTCAAAGTCTACGGTAATGTTCTCCGGCTGAGGCAGATCCATCCCCTGCAAAACCGCAGCAGCATACCACGCCAGATGCACAAGCACACGCAGAAACTCCTCCATATGCAGATAGTGTCTGGACGCATTGCGGAACAGCTCCTGACGTTCGCCGGCATACTGTGTCGCTGTCACAACACGGTCATCGGAAAACCGGTAGTGCCGTGTACCAAACCCAACCTTGAACGACAGATAATCCAGCTGCGCCTGCAATGCCGTCCGGTTTTCCTCGGCACGAAGCGCAGGATTGTGTTCCACAATCATGGTTTCCGCTGCAAGATCCCCATCTCCGACCGTCATAAACAGCTGCTGAGCAACATCGTCCGGCGCAACACGGTTGCCAAAGCGATCCTCACCGATCAGCGACTGGTTCATAAAAACCTTTTTGCCGCCCAGATACAGATCACGGCAGAAGTTGTTGTACGCCAGATCCACCCCTTTGAGATTGTCGTAGGCACAGGCAAATACCGAAGCCCCCATACCATGTGCTGCCGCGGCGGCATCCGCCGGCTGTACATTCGGCGTCAGAATCGCAAACAGCGGACGATCCGTGTAAAAGCAGGCTGTCATCCCATGCGGAAGCGCCGTCGGCTGAAATTCCGCGTCAAAGGCATGATTGGTAATACGCCATCTGCCGCTGCTCAGCCGTTCGTGGACAGACAGAAGCGTCAGTGCATCCCCATCGCCGTCACAGCAGGTACCGTTCCGACCGAGAAACGCACAGGAAACCACCTCACCGTTTTCCACATACAGCGGAAATATCTGATCCGCCGGCAGAAAATCCAGAGCCATACCGTCTGCGGCGATCAGCATTCCGTCCTCGTCATACCGCGCTCCGGACAGACTGACCACAGCCGCACCGGACCCCAGCGCAAAAACCAGCTCCACAAAGGAATGCAGCCGTCCCCAAAACCCGCCCTGCGTCAGAATACCGCCCATCCCGTGCCGATCACCAAACAGTACACGGTCAAGTACGGCATCGCCTGTCGTCACCGCAGTTTTGTCATTGCAGAGCATCGTCGCCCAGTCCTCACAGATTTTCTTCGCCATTCCCATTTTGTACATTTCACGGCGGCGCGGTGACAGTCCCGTGTGATGCTCCACCGATGTATGAAACGGCTCCCAGGTTCCCGCCCACCATGCCCGCGCCTGCCGAATCGGCTCGTAAATGTGCGCCGGCGGCGCATATCCGTATTCTTCTTCCAGAAATTCAAGAATCGGATTGATCATAATTGCTCCTCCTCCATTTTAATTAAGATGTCATTTTTGAATGCCGTGCAGAACACCTCCGCTGCCTGCCGTATCCATCATACAGCAGTCTACCGGAACTTCCGGATAAATCCTTCAAACGCATATTCAAATGCGTCCAGAATGTCAATATCCGATGTAAAGTTGTCCAGCCGTACATCGCCCTCCTTGCCGGGATCCCACATCGCCCCGCACAATCCTGCGCCCAGCCGATCCGTCTCTCCGCCAACCAACCGGATACGCCCCTGCGCAAACAGTGATACTTCACATGCAATCCGTTCCGCAATCGGCAGCTTCCGCGCATTCTGCAAAGATACCGCACGGACATACGGATATTTGCTGTCATGAAGACGCCGCCGCACCCCGTGAATCAGATACTGCGCTTCACTGTCGCAGAACAGATAACGAATCGGCACGCAGGGATAGGTGCTGTGCATCCGGACAAGAAACCGCTCCACTGCATCACAGACCTCATCCGATGTAATGTCATCCCCGACATCTCCGCCAAGTGCTTCCTCCCCAAGCACATACAGCGCCGTGTATCCGGGCGTAAATCCGCAGCAAACCAGCGTCGTTTTCGACCGTGTCCCGCCGAAGTCCACACCGACCGATGCAAATGACAGCGGCGGAATGTCTCCCTTCTCTGCGGTAAATGCACCGGGATCATCGGCATACCGCGTGTAGATCATGCCCTCCGCTGCGCATCGCTGTCCTTCAATGTCGCGCCGATACCACAAGGATCCCGGCTCGTACTGAGCAAGCACATCCGACAGCTGCTCCGGAGAAATCGCCGCATTGTCAAAGATCGTAAACCGCTCATGATTGAAAAAACGCGGTGACAGCAGTCCCTGCGCCGACATCGATGCATATCGGTCAAGATAATCCCGATAGATCGGCGCACCGGGCGCATCCGGATTGAGATCCCAGAACACACGCCGGTCAGATGCCGCCAGCTGTCTGGAAAACGCTTCGCGGATAAACGACGGATGATGCAGATTGATCTCAGTCGCCAGCCACATCCCGATGGATAACCCGCGTATCCGTTTGTAGGCATCCGCATTTTTGCCGCCGGCAAACAACACCGTTTTTTCGCCTGTCGGTGTCATCACCGTCATCGCATCACACCCCTTGTAGCTGTGCCAGCGGCTCCTTCCGCGAAAGATTGCTTCCAGACCGAACCCGCCGCAGTCCCCCAGCGTCACCTTCGCCGTCCCGCCCGTCGCACCAGTCGCCAGATGCAGCCGATCACTGGTCGTCTCCAGAAGATGTGCAAACACAAATACATTGTCCACCGTTTTCCCGGAACGTACCGCCCCTTCCGCAACGTTCATGGTAGAATGCAGCGCCCGCCGCATGTATGCTTTGTGTTTGTCACCGAACCGGTATGGTATCACTGTATCGCCCTCCTCTGCGCATTGTCATCCGCCCTCCCACCCTCAGTCACCCGCCTCCCCATCCCAACCGTCATCCACCTCTGCTTCCTCTGCCTCTGACACCCTTTCACCGAATACTGCCCGACGGATCGCCGCCATCTGTTCCAGTTCCGTGTCCGCCGCAGACGCCTTCTTCTGCCGCTGTTTTTTCTCCAGCATTTCGTAATACAGCTTGATTGCCCTGAGGTCCCCCTCCTCCGCCAGCCGAAGCAGCTGTCCCCAGACCACCGTGCTTTCTTCATTGAAACCAAACATCAT